AACCTACCTATAGAGTTATGGGGTGATGGTTCTATTGATGTTGAAGGGACTGGATCAGTGGTTGATGCTAATGTAGTTTATAGCTATAAGTATAATAACGATTGCTTAACCCCTATGTCAGATCCTTCATGTCCTGGTTACACTGATGCAGTGTTAGGTATGATGGGTAAGATTGACGATACTGTCTATGACCCAATGGACGACAAGAATATTACGGATGTGCTGGAAGAGAAGGCAGATCTGGAAGAAGATGAAGAGCAGGACGAGGATGAAGACAGTGATAGATTAGAGAAGATACTAAGCAGTGTGGATGATTCAGTACTCTCTGCTAACGTTATATCCCAAAACCTATTAATGTATGCTTTAACTAGAAGCAGTAACATGAATCCATATTATGATAAGAAGTTAGCAGGTGGTGTCTACAAAGAGACAGTTGTTCTCGATGGAGGTAACCTGCCTGATAACAAGAAAGGCGCTAGAGCAGGACTGGCACAGCAAATATTACACACCAAAATGGTGGGTATGCAGTATGAACCAAAGGAATAGCACATGAAGAAGTTACTAATAGTAAGTCTAGCACTTGCATCTTGCTCACCAGCGTATGCAACAGAGACCCCAATAGTGGGTAATGTTCAGACTAGGTGTCTTATCACAACTGACACTAATGGTGTATTTGGTAACCCATTACCCGGTAAACTAAGTACAGCTTCTGCTGACGGTGGTGTTGTACCTATTGTGCGATATGACGTAACTCTGGCTGATTCGTATACAGCTAAGGTAACTACTCCTACTGCGTTCATCTCAAGCCCTACATTAAATGATGCGGTAACATGGACTGGTTCTACAACAGTTACTAAAACTACTGATGCTGGTATGACTGCGTATGAGACAGGTAAGATCCTATACGGTTCTACTACCCAGTACGACCTGACTATCGCTGGATCTACATGGTTCTCTTCTGAAGCATCTGCAGTGTACGGTGGCAGTAAGTCATTCCCTGGTGGTAGCTATACGGCACTTGTATTGGCTGAGTGTATTGCTAAATAATATTAGAGTACTGTTTTATCTCATAGTGGTTACACTCAGTACCCCTGTGTATTCACATGACATGACACCTACATACCCTACCTTTAAACAATCGTTTATGGTGGGTATATCCGTCACTACGTTGGAGATATTCAACAAGAGAAAGGATGTCTCATACTATGAGATAGGGGTATTTACAGATGAGTGGGAGCCTATCCCATTCGTATCACAATATACGGTGATCCCTATGAGGTACTTAGATACAGTATCGTTTGACGTATATGTAAGTCAGCTGTCATTAGATTCTGTTGAGTACATATGCTCCGTGTCACAACTACAGTACGGTACTACAGTATCATCAAAGATATGTTCGAGAGTTAAGTAATGGGTAAGCTCATACTTCTGGCATATGCTGTTTTTCTGGGACTACTGATGCTCAGCACTACTGTACTTGCGAGTAATTCGCTTTCTCTGCAACTACCTAGCAGTGGTAACAACTATCAGTCAGATAAGTTTAAAGCAGGTGACCTGGATTGCTCTAACGCTATAGGCGGTACGATCAACCTAGAGTTTGGTATGACCGGTATCATTAACAATGCTACTAGTATATTTGACTCATCTAATTCATCTCCTAAATCTAAAGACCTTGGAGTGTACGCTAGGATCATCATGCCTTTGAATGCACCTGAGGAGAGGATCAACTGTAATACGTTGTACCTATTAGAACTACACAAGAAGCGTCTTGAGATCATGAAGCTAGAGACTGAACTAAACGCACTTAGACGATTACAGTTGGACGGATAGTATGGCAGAGATAGAGTACGGTGGAGTTAAGTTAGGTGGCAGTAAGCTGCTACTCATAGTACCACTTATTGGTACTATCGTAGGTGGACTGTATGGTGGATTTGAGGCGTATCAACGCTACCTTAGTATGGAAGCTAGGATCAATGAGTTCGTTACTCCAGACCTCTCAGATTACGACAAGCGCATTGCTATAATGGAGAACAAGTTCGCGGTCATAGACAGAGGCATTGCCTTAGTAAAGGATGAAATCTCCTCGATTAAAGAGAACACAGAGAAGCAGTACGTCACCATCAAGGACTTAAAGCAGTCCATACGTGACGACATTGACCGCCAAGAGAAGATCATCGATAAGGTAGAAGATGATATATCAGGTATAGAGAGTGACGTCAGGGCTACTATAGACACTGCTGATGGTAGGTTTGAAAGTAAGCGTGATCAACTACAGAAGGATTATGTGCAGAAGTCTGATACAATACGGGAAGATGTTGAACGTAAACTAACCGATCTTGAAACACGGTTAAACAAAAAGCTACAACGGGCCTTAGATAACCCGTTAGCAAATTGAGATGAATCACATGGAAGAGCAAATCGTTTTTAACTTCGCAGTTGCATCAGGAATGGCAGTTGCGGGATGGTTCCTTAGATCTATGTGGGAAGCCATACGTGAGGTAGAGAAGGATTTGCCTAGGAATTACATTAGGCGCGAAGACCACAGGGACGATATGCTGGAAATCAAGAAGATGCTTGGCGCTATATTTGATAAACTGGATAATAAGGCTGATAAGTAATGTTTAGATTAGGCCAGAACTCATTAAACAATCGTGCAGGTGTAGACCCTCGCTTAATAGAGATAAGTGACCTTGCAATATCTATATCCAATATTGACTTCGGTATTCCTTCTACTGGTGGCCTGCGCACCGCTGAAGATCAAGCCGAATTGTTCGCATCAGGAGTCTCTAAGGCTGACGGACGTACAAACAAATCATACCACCAAACAGGCAAGGCACTTGACCTGTACGCTTACGTTGACGGCAAAGCCAGTTGGGATACAATCCACCTAGCTCTAGCCGCTAGCGCAATGCTTCAAGCCTCGGCCCAACTAGGGTACAAGTTGAAGTGGGGTGGGCTTTGGAAGTCGTGGCAAGATATGCCGCACTTTGAACTGGAGGATTAAATGGGTATTTTCTCATCAATCGTTGGGCCAATAGCTGATCTAGGCAAGACCTATTTGAGCGGCAAGAATGACATTGCCAAGGCCAAGCAAGCAGCAGCCATCATAAGCGTACAAGCAGAAGCTGACGTTAAAGTGGCAGGTGTACGGGCAGCTAACAAGCTAGCAGATAACGGTCAGACTCAAGAGTTTAACCTAGATCTGGTAGCCATGAAGCAGATGGATAAGTCTTTCTTAGATGAGATTATGATAGCCTTGCTGCTGATTCCTATAGCGGCATCATTCCTTGGCTACCAAACAGAGATAACAGCAGCATTTGAATCATTTGCTGCTATGCCTGAATGGTATCAGTACTTAGTTATTGGTGTTTACGTTGTTAAGTTCGGTATGAGGGGTATGCTCACCAAGCTGATGTCTGGCAAGTTTGGTGGCCTCAAGCTAAAATAGAATTAAGCTCTTCATTTAATAGTGCTATACGCATTTCATTGTAGGTATTGAACGTCTGGTTCTTGCCTACTTTGACAGCATGCTCGTAATTAGCTATTTCATTCTTCACATAATCCAGCTTCTTCTGAATCAGTAGTTTCTCTTTAAGTGTCATTTAATGCCTCTTTAATTAGTTGGTCTCGTCTAGTCTGGACAGCACTATAAAGGTTATTCGTCTGGATAGCACTACCGCATGAGTTAGCTGACCTACCAAGAGTTACGCCACATACTTTATAGGTAACACCAATAGCTCTCAAGTTAACCAGTATGGCGAGGTCTGATTTAGGCCATATTATTATGGTTTCACGGGGAACGGTCTTAACAGCAGGGCCGCGTTTACCACTACCAAAACTAAATGCAGTCTTTATCACCTTAGCTACAGCGGCAGTGGCCTTCTCTGGCTTAAGGTAATCGTAGTTCTCTGCTATCTTAGACTTAAATATGATGCTCATGCTTTATTTCTCCAGTTTATTTGTGCTTGGTCAAACTCTGTTAAGATTTCATCGTGTTCAGGATGTATGCAGCTATCATCATCGGGCCATCCCCTTAGTTCCAAATCGTGCTCAAACTCTTCAATCTGTAGGGCAAAGTCACCTAGCCTTTCGGAAATAAAAGATAGGTTGTTAACTGATATACAAGTCCATTTACCTACAAGGGAGTGAATCTCGATCATTTCACCATCTTTATAAAGGAAAGCACTAGCGCCGTCATCGCCGTCATCAAGGATCCAGCCATGGCGTACTGGTATCCAGTGCATTTCAAGGTCATTCTTACTTTCGTATGATTTACTCATAACCAAAACTCCTTATTCGTATTTAATTGTGATGGTATCTGTTGGATCAAGGGATATGTATTGCCCATTGATATTAAGGACGATTCGCTGACCCTTGGGTTTTGATTCAGGCCAATCTTCTATGACACAGTGACCACTAATGCCCTGCTTAACACGGTCTTTAGGGCGAACATCTTCGCCAACTGGAGGCTTGGTAAATGCTGTACTCCATCCGTCACGGTATTTATCTGTGGCTGGCTTGGTGATTAATGAATCACCTGTGATGTCATTCTTAGTTGCCATTAGTAGGACTCCCCTTTATTCGTTAGGTGAGCTGCTATAACCTCGGAGTCAAAGTCAGACTTAAACTTATTCCATAGTACCTCTATGGCGTACTCTTTAGCCTCGTCATTGCCGATCACCAGCATTGAGATAATAGTATCCTTGCTCTCTTCATCAACCTCTTCAAGAACTTCCCATATGGTGAACAGTGATTCGCATATATAAACACTGCCTGTGCTACGCAACTCGTAGAACAAGTCATCCTGGGCCTCTAATATATCTTGCTCGCTGTAGTCAGGGTTAGACCTTTTCATGTAACTCTCCAATTAATTAACTACATCTATATTATAGACAAATCAACAACATTACAATACATACTTGTCTAATTAGCTATACCGTACTGTTGACTAATTGATCCCATAGTATTAAAATACTTTGGCACTATAAGTAATTAGGAGCAGTAAGTATGAGTATATACGAAGAACTAAGAAGGGTTCAGCGAGAACTAAAGGCACCTAAAGGCAAGGTGAGTAAGTTCGGTGGATTCAACTATAGGAGTGCCGAAGATATCCTATTAGCGGTCAAGCCTTTGTTAGGTGATCTGGTATTGCTACTTAACGATGAAATCGTATTTAGCGGCATATTGGAGGACGAGCTATTAGGTAGTGGGGATAAGATGGTTAAGCTTCAGACCCAGCGCACTTACATTAAGGCTACTGCCACTCTAACGGATGGTAAGGATTCCATAGTTACCTCGGCGTATGCCCGTGAAGCATCAGTTAAGAAGGGTCAAGATCCAGCGATGGGTTCTGGCTCATGTAGTTCCTACGCACGTAAGTATTGTTTGAACGGCCTGTTCGCAATCGATGAATCTGAAATGGATATCGATAACGATTACCAAGTTGCAGCACATAATAAGGGTGCGGACATTGAGGTCGCAGTCGGTACCGATATGACTTTAGAGGGTATGGCTGGTAAGGTATCTGAGCCACCTAAGAAGAAGCGTATTGATAAGGCGCTTATGCAGGAAGTAGTAATCGGACTTGTGGCTATGTGTGGCGCAAATGACGATGCAGGAATCAGTGAGATATTCGATGACCTTAGTGACGAAGAAGAAGATCATGTTTGGAGATTCTTTAATGGTAAGCAACAAACTCAAATCAGAGCAGCATCAAATAGGAAGGGGAAGTAAATGAGTGGATATGATAACAACAACCGTGGATCAGTTTGGAAGAACGAAGACCGTAAGTCTGAGTCACACCCGCAGTTTAAGGGTAGTGCTGAAGTGAATGGCGTTGAGTACTGGGTATCTGGCTGGTTACGTAAGGCAGATGCTAATCCTAAAGCGCCTGCTATGTCGTTTAGTTTCACTGTTAAAGATCAGCAGACAGCTAAGTCTCAGCCAACAGTAGCTCCAGTTAATGATTTTGACGCAGATGGCGACATTCCGTTTTAAATAGTGACCGACAATATTAATACGCCCACCAAGCCTCTCGTAGAAGCTCAAATTGTGTGGGCATTTAGTCCCCGCTCTGCTTCGGTATCGGGCTTGCATGACACTACGGAAAGACGTGTAGGCTAGTGGGTAAGCCGTTATGAAAACGTGTGATGGTCACGTTAAAGCCAACCTAGTTAACGCTAGAACCCATCACCTAATTCAATATGGTACCCTCGTAGATAAGGGTACCAAAAAAGCCCACTTGTTTAAGGTGGGCTTATATCAATACATCGCATGAGGGGAACCATGAAAACGATAGATACTGGGGTTAGCTTAATGGTAGCCCAAGCTAAAGGCAAGGTAAGTAACATCTCTTTAGCGAGAAGCTTTAAAGTGCATTCACATCAGGTGCAAAGGTGGCGCAGTGGTAAGGATATGAAAGTGTCACTTGCTATTAAGCTGGCTGAATATTTTAATATTGAAGTTGCTGAGTTTCTTGCACTGGGTGAAGAAGATGGCGGACATTAAATATTTAATTACGGTGGATAACGTCAAGAGTGAAATGGTAGAAGTGTGGGAGACCACCAATAAGGGCTTACGAAGTGGTGAGCCTGTCGCTCTTACTCTTGGTCGTGTGAAGGGTAGTAATGCTCAGTCTAGGTGTTATCACGCTCAGATAGCTGATTTCGCCAAGCAGGTGTTTCCTATGGGAAATAAACACAGCATTGCAGCATGGAAGGAACTGCTGGTGTTCGACTTTGCTAGGGAGAAGCTAGCGATGGGTGAGCCTCTTAAAGAGGGTAATTCATGGATACCTAGTTTATGTGGTACAGCTATGATACCAAGCAGGCCAGCAACTAGCAGCTTTGATAAAGATGTTAGGTCAGGCTTTATAGAGTATCTGTTCGCTAAAGGCACTGAGTACAGTGTAGAGTTTACCGATAAGACTATGGCTGATTACGAAACTTATATAGGAACGAAGAAATGAGCGCATGGATTGATATAGAAAAAGTAATGCCTCAAGAGCGTGTAAGTGTTTTGATGGTAAATGATATGGACTGGTTTTTTAGTGGTTTTGTCATTAATGGGCGTACATATACAGATGACGGTATAGAGATCGAAGATATAACTCACTGGCAAATATTACCTACGCCACCACCTTATGTCGAACGCTAAGAAGAAATGTAGGCACTGTAAGCAGTATTCCATAGCTGAGTCGGGCGTAAAAGTCCCCCTCGGCTTTTTCTGTTCTATGGCCTGTGTGATTGAACATGGTAAAAAGGGCGCTAGAGCAGCCTCAGACAAGCGCAAGAAAGAAACCCTGACCAAGTTAAAGACAGAGCTTAAAACAGCCTCACAGTGGCGCGTAGAAGCTCAAACAGCCTTTAACGCATACGTCAGGTACCGTGATAGGGACTTACCTTGCATAAGTTGTGACGTTACGGGTACAAATGACAGTCTAGGCGGGTACTTTGACGCTGGGCACTACCGATCAAGAGGCTCCTCTCGCCATCTGAGCTTTAATTTACACAACTGCGCGAAGCAGTGTTCACGATGTAACCGTTATTTGGGTGGTAATATTGTGGCGTATCGCCTCAAGCTTATAGAGCGTATTGGCATCGAGCGCACTGAAAGCCTGGAGCACAACAACGACATTGTAAGGCATGACATAAAATACCTTAGAAGGGTCAAGCAGATATTCACCAGGAAACTTAAGCTCAAGAAGAAAATGCACAGTTAACGGACAGGTTCTATACATAAGTGTGGACATCACATACAGAACTGTATAGAATACCCTAACACTAACAAGAAGGGGTTACCGTGATAGACAAGCCAATCAACAACCAAGACAAGTCAGCATGGTGTGAGTACGGAGATAAGACTGAGGTTGAGTTTGTATCGAAGATGCTGGCATCGAATTGCTCTGTATTTATGAACCCTGCAAAGGCAGAGAATAAGTACACACATGACTTCTTTATCGTAATGCCATCTGACCTAAAGACCATTAGGACTAGGTTTAGGACTTCAGACAGGTATGGTATCAATAGTCACTCAGCAATAACGCTAAACAAGAAGGATGTTGACAGGTATGTATCTAAATACCCGCATATCATCATCATATTTGACGTTAAGTACGATGATTTCGCTCGGTTATGCTATGCGCCAATAAGGGATATACAAAAGGCTATATCTAGGGGTGCTGCTAAGTTGCATACGTACAATGAAAGGGTGAATGATAACTCTGGTAATGCCAAAGAATCGTATGTACTTGATTCGATGTGGTTTAAGGAGCTATAAAAAAGCCCCTTGACCGTAAAAGATCAAGAGGCTAGAATGGGTGTGTTGGTGACGGGGTTGTAGCCCCAATCGAGCCAGCGAAGTCAGAGAAGAAAACTAGCGCCAACACAGGCGTAGTGTATCATCCGCTCTTATGCGGTGCAATCCCTTCTCATTTTCGCATGCTTGAACCAACATAATATGTGGGTTTATTTAGCGTTGCCACTCGAAAAAACAAAGCTCATGCCAACCACTGGCTTAAAACGTGGGATAGCAATCACGCACAGGAATGATGGGACTGATCAACGCAGCGCAATGCCGAGATACAAACCTAGATAGCGGACACACACAGAAGGGGGCAGACCAGCCCATCACGGATGATAAATGGTTTAGGCAAATTGTGTGATTGGATCAAGCAAATAGCATATTGTTGGTAGGTATATCTAATAGGTGTCCCTAACCATCTTAATGAGAAGTATTGCCTGAAGAAAGTGGAGAATAATAATGATGATGGATCTTAGACCGCACCAAACGCAATCAATTGATATGCTTAGGAACTCGCTCAGTAAGGGGCTAAACAGGCCTTTATTGGCAGCACCAACAGGATTTGGTAAGACGGTAGTAGCCGCACAAATAGCAATGATGGCAGCAAAGAAGGGTAAACGAGTGATGTTTATCTGTGACCGCATTAAGTTAGTACAACAGACACTGGAGACATTCGATAGATTCGGTATCGATGTTGGCGTTATGCAGGGTAACCATGAGCGCACTAACCATAGCGCACCTGTACAGATAGCTTCTATACAGACCCTAGCACGTAAGCAGCACCTTCCTATATTCGACATCTGCATCATGGATGAAATCCACTCGCTACATAAAGCGCATAAGAACCTAATGGAAGTGTATAACAACCTGCCATTCATCGGCTTATCAGCTACGCCTTACTCTAAGGGGCTGGGCAAGTACTTCAATGACCTACTGGTACCAATCACTACAGAGCAGCTAATAGACCAAGGCTACCTATGTGAAGTGGATTACTATGGAGGTCGTAAGGCTAACCTAGATAGCGTTACTCGCAGGGCACTTCCTACGGGTGGCACTGACTATGACCCTAAGTCACTGTCTGATGCTACCGAGAAGGACGAAAAGCTGGTGGGTGACATCATCAAGAACTGGCTTAAGTGGGCTGAAGGTCGTCAAAGCATAGCGTTCGCACCTAGTATCAGGCACTCAAAGGAGTTAGTGAAGCAGTTCAACGAGGCTGGCATCACTGCAGAGCACATCGATGGGTACATGGACGAAGAAGAGCGTGAGGTTATATACAAGGCTCATGATAACGGTGAGTTTATGATACTGTCATGTAGTCGGCTATTAAACACAGGCTATGACGCACCAAGGGTTAGTTGCTGTATTGACTGTTTTCCAACTTCCAGCAAAATTGTGTACCAGCAGAGAATAGGCCGTGTGCTCAGAATATCAGAAGGCAAGGAAAAGGCTATAGTACTGGATCATGCAGGTAACTATGGACGCCACGGGCCAGCAGAATCGATTGTGCCAGACGTACTGGATGACGGTAATCAGCGGTATAGCGAGAAGGATCTACTTAAGAACAAGAAGGAGACCAAGGCTAGACAGTGCCCACAGTGTACGCAGCAGATGTGTGGCGTTCGTTGTAAGTGTGGATACGAGGTGCCCATGAAGCAACGTGAGATGGAGTCTACTAACGAGATGTTGACTAAGCTGTCACCTGAGCAACGTAACCGTAAGCATACCAAGGAAGATAAAACCAAGTTCTACAGTGAGCTGCTTTTGTACACTAGGGGCAAGAACTACAAAGATTCCTGGGCCTCACATAAGTATCGTGAAAGGTATGGGGTATGGCCTAACGCAATCCAGCCTCAGATGGTAAACGGTATCTCTGATGATACTCAGAAGTACATAACAAGCAGTCAAATACGTTGGGCAAAGGGAAGGGGTAAGGTCGCATGAGCGTAGAAGCAATATTGATGATGCTAGAGGGAGTTAAGCCTAGCGGTAAGGGTAGATGGATGGCACTTTGCCCTGTACATGGTGACAAATCGCCAAGCATGGGCATTAAGGAATGTGATGATGGCACGGTGCTAATGAATTGCTTTGCTTGCGGTGCTAACGGAGTGGAGATAGCTGAGGCAGCAGGAGTTAATGTTAGTGAGCTATTCCCACCAGACTCAGATAGGCCTGCTGGCCCTACTAATGAGCAAAGGGCTACAATTGAGCAGGATAAAGTTATCATCATGATCTATCAAGCTGATCAGCGCGGAGGTCGTGAGCAATCACTCGCAGATTACCGTAGGTATAAGTTAGCCAGAGCAAGGCATCAGGCCATGGTTCCGCAGGATTACCTAGATCCTCATGCGCAATAAGGCAAAATAAAGCAAACCGCATTATAGGGGCAAATTAACCCTTATGTATCAAGGTCTTGAAAAGGCAAAACGAGTTAAAACGAGGTAAAAGTATATTATGACTGAATTAGAGAGGTTAGCACTTAAGCGTAAAGAAGCATTTGATGAGTACGATCAGATCTACGCATACAACAGGGCCACTGGCTCGTTAGATATGGCATCGATCATCACTGCATGCAACGCTGCTAATAACGCAGCACGTAGGTGGTCAGAAGAGCTAAGGCGGGTAGGAACAGCAACCTAATTACATATACTGTTGTACTTGTTGAAACAAATTGTTATGATCAGTTTCCGTAACTAAATGAGAGTACACAGTATGAGTGTTGTTAAACTAAAGCGCAGGCCAGAGGCAAAGCGTTCAGCAATCTACTTCCCTAACGATACCTACCTACGGGTAAAAGC